CTTGTAAGTTCCGATTGTAGAGACCGCACGAACGATGTCTCAATCCTATTTAGAAGTTGAACTTAGCACCGATTTTAGCACCCCAGTCAACGATGTTGTCGCCAGCAGCGTCTTCACCGTTAGTAGCACCAGAAATCTCAGCATAAGCAGCAAGATCTTCGCTTACAGGAACAGAAGCACCGATTTTACCAGAGATTTCTGTCTCTGTATCGTCAGTAGTTTCTGAATGGTTTAGAGAAGGACCACCTTGAACATAGTAAGCAATCTTTCCTTCAGTACCTGTAGTTCCTTCGTATCCGATATGGATATCTGTTGTAGCAGCAGAGTACTCTCCATCAGGATAGGTAAGGTTTGATTCTACATTCACATATGGACCAGCAAAGGCTGCACCAGCGAGGAGGAATGGAGATGCTGCAACAGCAGCGATTGTTGATTTGATAGACATTGTAGTTTAAAGTATCTCGCAAGAAAAAACCCTTGCGGATGATAGCACCCCCGACTAGGGTACTGTTTGCATCAACGCAGGGTTACGATAGTTTCGAGTCCTTTGTATGAAGTTATTTATAATACATTAGTTTCTCATATATGTCAAGCCCTTTCAAATAAGTACGGATCTCTGCCCCCAAATACCTTGATCCCATCCTTCAAACCTATGTCATAGCACTCAATTGTGTCCTCTGTCAACTTGAAGTAACTTTCCACGTTAGCATCTCGCATCTTACATTGGACATCAACCTCACCATTCCAAGCAGTACCATCAAAGGTACATATCATATCACAGTCAGGAATTTCAGACTCAACCAGTACCACATCGTGTGCTATGTGCTGCAACCTATGGTACCTCTCACGATATGGTTTGTCCTCACCCTCATACTCATACCATTGTTTGCAATGGATAATACCATCACGTTCTTCCTTGTATGTAAGGTACACGTGTGCCCATCTAGTAGGGTTGGACTGTGCTTGTTTCAAGTTTGTCCATTTACCTAGCAACCAATCTTTAAACACCGTACTCAAATAAGAAATCGTGGACTAGTGAGTGTGCTCTATCTCCACCGAACTTACCCTTAAGGTATCCAGCAACAGGATCTAATTTAATCATATAGCTATCGAACACTTCATATGTTTTAGTGTCAGTACCATCAGGTATCTCCCACTCCAATAACTTCTCATACTCATCTAGATACTTTTCAAACATTTCTAGATGATCATCAACCTCATCCATAGTACAGTTAGCAATGTATATGTTCTCAGAGAAATGATTACCCTTCTCAAAGAATCTATAATCACCTTCATACTTAGGTAAACCTGGTACAGACATCAAATAATTTTCTACTGGATGCTGAAAATCAAATACAATAATGACTCTCTTCTCATTGAACCCCATTAGATCCATACCAAAACAGGGCAGATTACCTGCCCATCCATTAGCACCTGTCTTAGGGTATATAATATTGTTATAGATGTTTGCTCTCTTGTCCCAAATATCTACCTCTCTGGACTTGAGAATGTATTCACCTGTGTACGTCTTGGCTACCAGATTAGCATCTTTCTCTTGCCATTCTGCCCAAGTGTTCTGTTCTTTTAAATCAAATTTCTCAAACAGAATACGTTTGTAGTTATTCCAAAGTGTCATTAGGGGATAAAATTAATACTATTTTTAAGGGTTAAATTAAAACTAACAATGATCTTATCATCATCAGATTCATTTTCCTTTGTCTCGTGCTCTAACCATCCAGGAAATAATAGTAGAGTACCAGTCTCAGGTTGAATATCCATATCTGTTGAAACCTGAAAGATCAAATCCTCGTGAAAGAAATGATTGATCAATGGTCCTATAGGATTAAAGAAGGTTATAGGTCCAGCACCTTTAGGTTGTCTAAGATAGTACGCACCACTGATCTGTGAGTTAGCGTGAGTATGTCTAGGGATGAATGCTCCCTTCTCATAGACTGTCCACCAAGCTTGTACAGCATTGAATTCAACTTTAGGAATCAACTCTCTATATGTTCTATAGATCGATCCCATTATATGTTTCATCAGAGGGAAGTACCTCTTCTCTTCAAACAAATTGAAATCATAGTATGATGTAGTACCGTGAGTACCACGTTCAAATGTTCCTCTATGTGACTCATACTTAAGATCTTTTATATCCTTATAAATGATCTCTAACATATCATCAAAAGAAGGAGGTGCTGTTGGCACCTCCAATACTGAGAAAACATCACGTGTATGTTTCTTCGGCATCATTCTTTTGGTAGTTCACCGTTAGCTACAGCAGTATCTGTATTGCCAAAGGTAATGAAATCATTACCAACAGTAAGATTGTCAAGGTTGATATCAGAAGTGTCAGGAACAATACAAGGACTTTCACCTCCCAAATCGAATGAGATGTGATCATCACCAATACCTCCAATGTACTCTGGATATGCTGAGTTAGTGAAGAGAGGAATACTTTCCTTCTGTGTCTCTGCAATACTGCGAAGACCTAGATAATGATCCCACAATTTTTGCAGTGTATCAACACTTAAATCATCTGTTAGTCCCTGAAGAACTGCTTGTTTAGCAGCCTCAGCAGACGCACTGTATACAGTCATAGTGTCTCCTGTAGATAACAATACTTGAACCTTTTACGATTGTCTGAGTCTAGTAGAAACTCTTCGAGACGGAACTCGCCTCCTTCTGCTTCTACCTCCTCTCGAACTTGAATAACCCTTCTTGCTGCTGCATTAGAAGGCTTTAAGATGTACGCCATTAAAATACCTCGTTGTCAATTAGATCTGCTTCAACTGAATCCAAGATAACATTGTAGTCATCTTCTGGATCATCGTATAGTTGAACTCCTCTGTCTTCATAGAATCTGATTAGTTTTTGATACAGTCTTGGGTGTTGTACCTCAAGGTCTATATCTCCTTGAATTGCTTTGGTTAGTGATTCATACTCCTTGTGAAATTTAGAAACAAATGCAGATTTACTAGCCATTGTCTTCGTTTGAACGTTTGCAGTATAGGATAGAATTGCACCAGTGTCAACTAGATGTCGCACGGTGGGTAAGTTAGGTCATCAGGATCCTGAGGAACCATCATATACTTTGTGCCATCTGCTCTAGTGACCAGAAAGACTTCACCTTTTTCGACACGATCAAGAAATAAATCTTGATCTTTCTTTACCTCTTCCTCAGTTACTTCGTGGATGCTCATTGTTTTTCCATTAATGTTTTCCAGTCATCGTTGAACTTCTTAAGACCATCATCAGTCATAATGTGGTGGTACATCTTATCAAAAATAGAAGGTGGCATAGTACAGACATCCGCACCTTGTGCGAAACTATACTCAACGTCACCCACTGACCTAATAGATGCAGCAAGAATCTCTGGGCAATCATACTTCTGTATGTTGTAGAGTTTCCAACTAGGGCTAAGAACCTCTCTAATCCTTTTGATTAGACTGACACCACCAAACCGTTGATCATCTACACGACCAACAAAAGGTGATAGGTACTTGGCACCGCTATTAACGGCCAATATAGCTTGTGAAACAGAGAAGATCAATGTAACATTGACATCCACTCCAGTCTCAGCAATTTCAAGGCAAGCTTTTAGACCCTCTTTATTACAGGGTACTTTAATTGTTACATTACTACCGATATTAATATATGGTTGAGCCAAATCAACCATCTCCTCTGCTGTATCTGCTGTTACTTCTGCTGAGATACTAGCACTCTCATCAAAGAGATCAGACATACGCTTGATCACTTCGTGAGGATCCTTACCTTCCTTAAGCATCAGGGATGGGTTCGTTGTGACACCATCTATCAACCCTGTACTAAGGTGATCACGAACAACGTCCACCGAGGACGTATCCAAAAATAATTTCATAGGAAGTGTTTACTCACTACTAATTATAACACATATTCTAAGAATGTGTCCACGTCTCCCATATATCTCCTGTAACATTGCCAGTTGGGTCACGACTGATACAAAAACAATCGAAAGCTGCTGAAACCCTGACACCTTCACCAGTGTAGCTACGTACAGCGTGAGGTATGTTAGGAGGAAACATCGTGAACGTACCATAAAGGTTTGGTATATCTTTCTTCTCTCCATCCAAGATGTAAGTTGTAGAGGTCTCTACCTCAGCACCTAAGAATACATTACCACATACTGACTGAGGTATCTCATCATAGTCCTCTGGTATACCAAAGTGTCTATGTGGGAATACCTTTTGATCCAACCTTAAGACATTACCCCAAGATTTAATCTTACACTCCTCTCCTTCTTCAAGACCTAGGTAGTGAGCAACGATCTTCTGTATCAAAGGGAATCCAATAGAGTTCCATACAGGTGAGGCAGCTACAAGATTGTAGTAACTCATCCTACCAGTAATATGATCCTCAGGATAGTTGTGAGTAGGACTACCAAGTGTCAGTATCTTTTCTTCTGAATCAAGTAATGCTTGTCTTAACTTGTCAGCAGTATTTGTAGAACACTGGTACTGTTTGATTTTGTATTCTTCTAAGTACTCATTCTTGAGTCTTATGAATAGTTCATCTGGTTTCAAAGTTAATTCTCCGTATCTTTCGTTGTCTACGGTTTTCTTGAAACTGTTTGTCTTCATTAGATAGGACACCAGTTTCACTAGCACTATACTTATCCTGTGAGACTACCTCAACGAGAGACAGATCTTCACCAGTAAAAGTATTACCTTCTATGGTAGTCATATTAGGACAGCCACAGCAGTGTGTTTCTATTGTATAGCTAGTCAGTTCTTTTCCACACGCTAGGCATTTAATTGTAATCATTTGAATAAAAAATTAAATGGACATTTCTTTTCTTCTACATCGTTTTTCATAAGGTTCCAAGACTTACCTGGCAACCAAGTTTTTAATCCTTGATTAACTTTAAACAATCTCCTAACGTCATTAGGAGGTCTAACACCTGGCCATCTTTCGATGAGATAGTCTCCGTCTTTACCACCACGAAATCTTACACAGTACATAGGTGTGCCACGTGGAACATTAACAGTTTCTGCGTGACATCTATAAGCACCATTAACAGATCTTAACCATCTACCCAGAGGAAACTCTGCGACAATTAATTCCATACCTGTCTGGTGATGGAGATCAGGGAATGGTATTGTTTCTATCCATAGATTCTTGTTTGGTTTCTTTGGCCAGAACATCATACTCTGTGACCATTGAACAACTAAGAAATTTTTATATGGATAAGTCTTACCACCTTGATAACTTCTTTTTGGTTCAGTACCTATACTACCCTCTTGCACGAACAAGTAATCTAATGCACGATGCTTATCGAAACTAGTTTCATAGACTAAACCATCAGACTTCTGCCACTTAAACGATATATCTATTTGATTGAAAACTACATATGTATTTCCCCAATAGTGTTGCCAAGCAGGGCACTTATAATAGCTATGATTCTCGTGCTGCTTCTTAGCATACTGTATATATGAAACAGGTGGTATATAAAACTCTGGTATAGTAGTAGGGTGTGACAAATCAGTCTGGTCAGCACTCTTGCTCCCGTCTATTGTCTGATAATTTGGATGCCAGTATAGTTTAGTGCTCACGGTAGGAAATCAGTAGGGTTCATAACAGGACATTTACCATCCTTTTTAATTAAATTCCAAGATACTTTCTTCACCCATTGTTTGAGTGCTGAGTGTTGATTGGAACGTATCTTTATCCACTCAGGTGGTTCAGGATCTTTCCAACGTTCTAAACGGTATTGATTATTCTTACCGCCTTTGAAACGCATAGTATATAAAGGATCCCCACGCTTAATACTGAACTTAGTAGCGTGTGCTTTGAATGCAGGGTTAGCTGCCTTGAACCATCTACTAAATGGATACTCCACATTAATAAATTCAAGACCAGTCTTATGAAAGACTGATGGAAACGCTGCCATCTCAACCCATATATTCCTATCCTTGTTCGGTAACCACATAAACAATAGTTGTGGCATTTGAAATACTAGATGACCTTGGTACGGACAACCGATCCTTGAACCATCCCAACCATAATTTTCTCCTTTAAGACTACCTTCATTAATTAGTATATGATCTCTGAATGCTGGTAGTTGAAATGATGTCTTGGTTATTCTACCTGTCTCTTTATCCCATTCTATCTCCAGATCCATCTGAGAGAATACTACCCAAGTATTATTCCAATAACTTTTCCACGCTGGACACTCCCAATACATATGACCAACGTGAACATCTTTTTCATACTCCAGTACACGTTGAGGTGGTATATAAACACCCTCATTATGCAAAGGATGATCCCATATATCGTGTGATGATACTCCCTGTTCGGTTACACCAGGCTGTTCTATGTAACCAACAGGTAAATGGTGGCAAGGTGAGTAATAAATTTTCATCGTCTTGCAGATCCGTACATTCTCAAGTCAAGGTTAGGGTCTGTTATCTTCTCGTACTTCAAAGCATACGTGAATCTAACGTGGTTTCTAAATGGTGTTGCTCTGTGCCATTGTTTACCATTAAACAACATTGCTCTATTACATAGAGGTAAACTACCGTGTATATGAGAGTCGTTGTCCACGAGAAACTCTGTCCAACCTCCCTCTTGTCTGTCATATTCTAACTGTGGATAGTATAGCATAGTATATGCATCCAATCCATCTATTTTAGGATCTGCATCCACGTGAAATAATGGTTGCTCATAAGGCATAAAACAATTAATGTATAACCTTACAAGTTCAAAGTCTTTTATTAGAGGAAACTTTTCTCTAGCTACTTCATCAAACTTCTTGTAGATAGGTTCAGTATCTGAGCAGTTTACAGTAAGTCCAGTAGGTTTAGAGGGGTCGTTATCATACTCCCCCCACTTTGCCTGACCTCTGTTCATCGCATAACTATATGCTTTACGATGCAGGTGTGGTTCTAAAAAATTATCCTCTGTATATACTTCAATACTCACTTCTTCTTCTTTTCAGGTGGTGTAGGAGGTGGAAGTTTATTGTTCCACAACTTAGGATTTGCTATACCTTGTGACTGTGTGAACTTGATAAAGTTTTTCTTGTACTTGTCGTAGTAATGATCAAAAAGATCCACTGCTCTATAAGCAATAGATATGTCATAAGTCGTCTTACCATCTACAAGATACTCTACCAGATAGGCAGTGTATGGAAGTTTCTTGTTGTTTGCTGCTTGAGGATCACACTTCTCAGCAATGATCTGAACGTCCTTAGTCATTAATAATGTCCTGTAGGGTGAACAACGATACGAATTCAATCTTATTATGTTCCCAGATCTTATGGTCTTCCATACGATCTACGATAGCAACTACTCTATTAACTGTATAACCTGCACCACGTAATACATTAACTGCCTTCATAGCACTACCACCAGTGGTAGTTACATCCTCTAGTACTGTAACAATAGAACCCTTCTCAGGTTTTGGACCTTCAATGACTTCCTTTGTACCATATCCTTTAGGATTCTTCCTAACAATAAGAGCATCAATGTGCCCTCCTCTATAGAATGCTCTCTGTGCTACACCAACAACCAATGGATCACCACCTAAAGTAAGACCACCAACTGCTCTACAATCTTCATCCAACTTCTTTACCATCAAGGTAGATAGAAGTGCATTACCTTCACACGATAGGGTTACAGGTTTACAATTAATATAATGCTCTGACTCTTGGCCAGATGATAGTGTAAACTGTCCACGTTTGTATGCTAACTCCTTAAGAAGTTTAAGTAAAGATGCTTTGTATGTTGGATCAGTCATTAAAAATCTCCATAGTTAGGTGTTCTACTTCATCATTTTCAAACCATTCTGAAAACTCTTCTAGTAATGAGAGACAGCCTTGTGCGTCTCCCGTCTTTGATAGATGTGCCATCCTATCAACCACATAATCCTTAGTCGGATTTAGATCCATAATAATCTTTACGGTAGTACCGCCCTAGAATATTGCTATTATAGTAGGCAGGTGTACCATCTGTCAAGGACTCTGTAAGAACATCACACCTGAAGAGTTGTCTCGTCTCTTCATAATTCGTTCTTCCTCCTGTGGTATGGAGGGATAGTATTCGTCTTTCAAAAGAATCGTGTCCAAGATCACCAATATCTGACTTAAGTTCTGGACAACTTCCGTAGTACTTTTTCCAGTTAGACTCACTCGTAACCCGTCTACCTCCAGTTCGAGGCTTTCTCTTCTGCCAAAAATATTTTCTACCGATGTATTTCTTGCCTGTCTTCCTATTAGTAATGATGTAGACAAAACCGAAGAAATCGCCAATGTCGTCAGTAGTAAAAGGTTTACCCTCATATAGCCAGGGGTTTTCATAAACTCTTTCTTCAACCATTTCATAATTTTAAAGTCTCTTACTAATATTTAGTACAGTCTCATAAACGTGTACTACATTTTGCAGAGGGATATCACCCTCTATATTATGCTGTTCTATTATGTTACAAAAGTCTAGCCAGCGTAAAGAAGTTTTAAGAGGTTCCTCAAATTCAATACCACCCATAAACCTCATCCTTCTTTCTCCTCTAGTCTCACAGAAATTGTATACTATCTCCTCTGCCTCCTCACCTATATTTTTCTTAACTGCCTCTCTGGTTATCACTAAACCAGGTGCATAAAATTCTGTACCATATATTGCGTGAAAAAGACCTGCACGTTGTTCGTGTTCAGGTCTTCCATAATCGTATAGTAGTTTGTATACTCCAATAAGATGTGTCAGAAGGTTTCTACTATCGTGAGGTATCTTTTCACATCCTATCTTACGTAGGAATTCAATCTCCTTTTCCATCAGTCCCACCAGGGGTCTGGTATTTCTTGATTGACTGTTCCCATTCCTTCATACTGCTCTGGCAGTCTGGTGGTTCTGGATCTACGATTCCTTTCTTCCTCTTCCAGTCGTTGTACATAGCTTGCATCATCCAACTTTGAGCGAGGGACTTCGGTCCATTTTCTATAAGCTCGCTCTGGTATTTCCCTAGTACCTTCATTCCTCGGTACTCCTCTCGCCAACCTTCGTACGGTTCTTGTTCTGTACTGTGGGTCATAGTTTGAAATTAGCGAAAGTATCTTTCTTAACATCCTGTTTAAGACCTCCAATGAGATAAGATTCAACTTCAGTTTCCTGAGGTGCTACTTGTAATCCCTTTGAACTGATCCAATGTTGTGTCCAAGGCAAGGGATTATTTCTCAAGGACTGATCATATATAGGTTCAAATCCAAGAGCGTGCATTCTTTTATTAGCTATCCATTCTACGTACTGAGACAACAAACGATCGTTGAGACCAAGGATTGAACCATCTTTGAACAGGTATCTAGCCCATTCTTTCTCCTCTTCTACACACTGTTTAAACATTTCGATGGTATTTTCCTTCTCCTCTTCAACGATCTCCTTCATTTCTGGGTCGTCTCCTTCTTGCCACTTCTTGATAATATGTTGAGTGAGGACAAGATGCTGGTTTTCATCTCTGGCGATGAAAGAGATAATTTTAGCGGATCCTTCCATAAGCTTGAGTTCCGCAAATGCGAAAGAGCACGCAAACGAGACATAAAATCGGATACCTTCGAGGATGTTGACATTGGCTACCGCACGGTAAAGTTTTCTTTTAAGATCCTTGCTAGTCCATTCAGAATTGATGTGGTCTCTCCAGCCAGGTTTCCATAGGTTACTTTGACCCCATTCTGCTGCTGCATTAAGGAAGTCATCGTAAGCTGCGGTCACAGACTTAGCTCGATCGAGAATCTTTTGGTTATCTACAATATGATCCAGTACCTCAGAGGGATCTGGGTACACGTTCTTAATTATATATGTGTAGGAGCGACTATGAATCATCTCCATACACTCCCAGATAGTCATTGCTGACTCTAACTCAGGTAGAGAACAGTAAGGACCAAAAGCCATACCAGGACCACGACCTTGTACACTGTCCAAGAGGATCTGGTACTTGAGGTTGGACGTAAAGATGTGCTTTTGCGTGTCGTTAAGAGTTTGGTAATCCGAACGGTCTTTCTGGAGCGAAACTTCCTCTGGTCTCCAAAAATAGGAGAGCATTTGTTGAGTAAGTTTCTCGAATACTGGATACTTTTGCTGATCATACCTTTGCACCCCTAACGGTGCACCAAAAAACATAGGTTGTTTTGTAGCATCGATTTTCTGAGTGTTAAAAACAGTCATTCCGTCGATGTCAAATGGTGCAGCTGTCACAGGATTCCTCCTCGGTAGTGTTTTCTATCTGTTCTAACAAATCATCCACAGGGATGTCATCTTTCCACCCTACTGGGTGTGCAGGTTCGTCATAATCCTGCTTATTATCATATGTATTCTGATAATAAGAAGTCTTCCATCCATACCGATAGGTCTTTAAAAGATCCTCTGCCATCACGGACACTGGCACCTCGTTACCCTCGTAATTAAGGGGATTATAAGACCAGTTACCACTGATTGCTTGGTCAAAGAACTTCTGCATTATAGCAACAATTTTTATGTAGCCATCGTTGCTGTCCTGATCCCATAACAATGTATAATCCTTCTTATGTGCCACGTACTGAGGCACTATCTGCTTGAGGACACCCTTCTTGCTCTTCTTAACAGAGAGAAAGTCACGTGGTGGTTCGATACCATTAGTAGTACCACACACAACACTGCTAGACTCGGAAGGCATCTGTGCAGTAAGGGTAGAATTACGTAATCCATAGTTCCAAATACTATCTGCAAGTGCATTCCAGTCCTCAGTCAGTTCAAACTTCAAGTTCTTCCCATCGTAACAAAACTCATCAATGTCAGTCTTGTAATGATCAAGTGGTGTCTGCTTCATAGCATACTTAGTCTGGTCAAATCCAGAACAAGCACCATATTCCTTAGCTAATTGGTTAGATGACTGTAGTAAGTAGTACTGGAACTTCTCTGACAGTATGTGGACAGACTTGCGTGCTTCCCAACTGTCATATTTGAACCCTAATTTAGCAAGATAATGTGCTAAACCAATGAATCCTACCCCTAACGACCGCCGTGCTTTTGTAGCACTCTCTGCTGCCTTCACAGGATACTCTTGATAATCAATTAATACATCAAGAGAGCGTACAGACAAGTCACACAGTTTCTGAAGTTGATCCCAAGACTTAAGTTTACTTAAGTTAACAGCAGATAGAATACATAAAGCAATTTCTCCACTACCATCAATATGTTGTAGTGGATCTGTAGGTAGAGTGATCTCTTGACAGAGATTACTCATCTTAATTGGTGTCTGGAAGGAACTATGACTATTGCAGTGATCAATATTCATAATATAAATCCTTCCAGTTTCTGCCCTCTCCTTTAGTAGGGCAAGGATGAGTTCTTGTGCTCCAATAGTCTTCCTAGGGATGCTAAGATCCTTCTCTGCCTCCAAATATAGGTTATCGAAAGATGGTCCTCCGAACTCCTCATATACTTCTGGTACATCGTGTGGTGAGAACAGTGTAATGTCCTCATTATCAATGAATCTTTGATAGAATAACTTACTTAACTGGATGCTGTAGTCGAGTTTTCTGACTCTGTTGTCCTCTGTTCCTTTGTTGTTTTTGAGGA